CTTCACGCCCATATAAGGCAGATCTCCGTCCGTAGCGTCTTTTAGCCATGTTGACCCCCTTTGGTGTCAACTAACACAGTACATGACGAGAGACTGTACTGTAAAGGGGCGTTTTAAACGCCCTAGAAATGCGAAAAGAGGCCCGTTAGGGCCTCTTTGCATAGGTTGGGTAGGATGCCCTCGCCGGGCAGGCACACCCCTCTATTACTCTGTAGGGGGAGTTTCACCGGCCTTAACGGCCTCGCGGACACGACGGGCCCAGTCGGCCTTTCTTTCGGCCTCCAGTTTATCGGCCTTGACTTTTTCCTCGGCATCACGCTCGGATTTACGCGCTTTGGCTTTTTTCAAGCCTTCTTTATAGCGCGTTTCGTGAACAGATACCCGGATACCATCTTCGTTGAAAACGATGTCAGCATCATCAGGGTCCCAAAGGTTTGGATCGTTGTAGAGATCACGTTGCAGAGTCGGAGATTTCAGATATCTCCGTATCCTTTCGCCCATGGTCGGCAAGTAAGCGGCCACAGTCCGTGAGTGAGGGTTGCAGATTTCCGCCCCGTCTTCGGTTAGACGTGAGGCGGTCAAGGCGTTCAAAGGTATCCCGTTCGATTCCGATACCGGGGACTGCTTTTTTTTGGTCATGTTTTATTCCTTTCATACAAAAAAAACATACAAGAGATTGATCAGATAATTTTACGACCATCTGGCCATGTCGTTTGCAACGCTTCCACATTACATGAGCCTATATTGCGGCGAGTGAGGCAGAAGCCTACGCGCTGAAATATCATGCTTGACGTTAACGTATACCTGCGCCGCAGCAGTTGTGGCGTAGATACGATTGGTAGGATTACAGGCTATGAACGTATCGTTCAATGCAGGCTCGGATGAGAATTCCCGAGCCATATGCCAGTATTTGAGCGTCGACCTAAATTCCCCGGCGACGCGTGAGGGTATAGTACGATATTCCTCATAGATAGGGGTATAACCGAACAAAAGATTCGGGTCGGCAGAATCCGCATAAAGTTCCTTGATAGGTACAGCCTGATCGCCAATATTGACGAATTCAGGAAGTAAATAATCAAAGCGTGTTTCACGCGACCACATACGGTGCTGGCCTTGGAAATATTGAGTTTTCGGACGCATAATCATGAACACATGAATATAACCGTGTTCTTTGACATGATAAGAAAACTCGTTAGAAGAAAGGATGGAAATTCCATGACCTTTCATATCGCCAACATCGACAGCAGTGCCAGTTTCAGCAGTAGCAAGAACCTCGGAGAATTGGACCTTAGTATGTCCAGCACCTAAGAATTCAGGCCATTGTAAGCGGGCATCTTGAGGACGAACTCCGAAACGGAATTCAAGTTGTTCCATGTAACGGCCACCGAAGATGTTGTTACCTTCGAGAATACGCTGCATAGCACCAGCCTCGCGAAGCTCGCGGATAGGAATGCCAGTAACGGCAGACAAATCGGCGAAAATGTCCGGGTGAGGCTGAGTAGTTGAAGAAGTAGCCATCTGAACTGAGAACAAATTCATCTCGTTAGTTTCAGAACCAATCACGGCGTTAGTATAATTGTGAGTGGTGGCGCCAGTATCCCCAGATTCGAACACATTGTTCGCAGCCTGCAAAGCAGAGCCAAGAGGTTGACGGAAGCCAATACCGCGAACAGGAGCATCACCTGTAAGCGGAATTACGACCTCGGCGCCAAGCTGAGGTTCGGGTCTACATTTAGTGAAGTAATCGCGTTTCCAAGCAACAGCCAAGAGATTTTTCGGAGTGGTAGTATCAGCACCATCCGTTGTATCGATAGCTATTTCTGATTGAAGCTGGGAGTCGCGATAGTGGTGGTTCCAGATGAGATTGTATCCACGAATAGGTTTGGCATCGTGATTAACAGGATTATCTGTACCAGTAGGTAGACCGTAATAATCAGCAAGGGACCCGACAGCGTAACCAGTAGTTGTCGGATAAGCCATATAAGCCCACGTAGCGGACGAATTACCATCATCACCTCCAGATTGAAAGTCTTCAGAGTTGTCCAAGACAAGTCGATCCGGAACAAAGTAAGCATGTATGTCGATATCGACTTCATGCATAACAGGAGCAAGTAACGGCTGAGTACGAATTAAAGCCGAAATCTTGTGTTTGAAATTATCTCCCGGGATACAGTCATACAAAGCAATCGGGACAAGATATCCCATATTTGCAGAGTATTTAACCGTGTGCGAAAGATTATGTACTGCACTAGGTTTTCCCATTTAAAGGTCTCCTTTTTTAGGGTTGTAGAGTTCACTCCGACGTTCAGCATTTTTTCGCTTCTGGGAGCTTTCCAAAGCGTGCTGATCCTGCATAGCAATTTTCACTCTACGCATAGATTCTGAATTTAGAATATCAAGATCGTCTATCGACCTCGGCGCAAGCGACGAAGATACCGCAGCACGATCGTACAGTGCTTGCATCTCTTCCTTATATTTCTGGTAGCCAATTTTCTTGGCTGGTTCATGGATACCAAGCGCATGAAGTATTTTCTCCCTTAAGTATCGATCGATAGGAAAAGATTTACCGTTCACAATAAAAGAACGGGGAATATCACCATGTAACTGTATATATGCCTGCGCTGAGGGAGTTTTCATTGTCTGAACAAGTTGGTCGACAGCAAGTCGACCAACTCCCTTAGAAGAAGACGAGAATTCGGGAGGGCGACCATCGAGGCGTGGATCGTCGGGTTTGGTCATAGCCTTCATAATGTAGGAGCAGCAATACTGGGAAACATCCCAAGTTGAACGGGGTTGCTGGACATCGAGGTAGTCGGGATCACACATGAGCTCGCCAGTGTGCGGGTCGCACCATGAATTATAAATGACATCTCGTCGATCGTACGAAAGTCCCCAGAGAACGAAATGGTAATGGGGACGTCCTCGTTTTTCACCATACTCTCCCGCAACGAAGTAGCGAAGTGATCGAGGCGGTAATTGTTTTCTAACTCTTTTAAGAAAAAGTTGTACTGCTCTCTTGTCAAGACAACCGGTGGGGTGTGAGCAAAGGATTTCACCCGTAACTGGATGATAAATTTCGCGGGGCAAGTATTTATCAGAATATGTGAGTGTAACGAACAGGGCATCCTCATGGTTATAGCTCTCCAACAACATACGAGTGGTTTTTTTCCGCCGCTTATTTTGGCGGCAGTGGTGGCACTGCCCACAAGGAACAATGCCACCAACAGATTGAACGAATATAGGATGAGAGCACATTGCCATTATCTACGTCTGCCGACACGTTGACGAAGCGGAGTAGAACGCGACATTCTGCGAGTGCGTTTTTTTCCACGACGTTTTGAACGTCTTTTTCTGTAAGCCATTTTTACCTCCTTCCTTTTGAGAACTTCATATTTGGTTGACGAAGTTTTTTTACATCTCGACGGAACATGTTTTTCAGTTCGTCGGGAATTGTAGCCGTGACCATATCCCAGAGCATAAGAAGCTCATTGTCACCGGAATCAGGATTAGTAACGCGAGTAATAGAACCGTCAGGATTCACGACGGGCAAATAGCGGGGCGAGGCACCAGACACGCCGAGCGGTAAGTCAGTTTGACCAGGGTAACGTGGATCGGGCATCGAGGAATGCCCTGGAGGAGAACCGGGGGCATGGAGAAGTGCGATCTCCGATCGGAGACGATCGTTTTGAAGGGCCTGATTTTCAAGGCCCAGTTGAGCAGAGAGTTTAGCCATTTCGCGCTCTTCACGCGAAGTAAAGGCAGAAGCGGCCCGGGAAATGCCTTGACCCATTTCGGCCATTTTTTCCATTTTAGAAGGGCCTGAATCGCCACCAATGGCGAAGCCGCCGCCACCCATAGGCGGCATACCAAGCATGGCAAGAGGATGAAAGCCGTGTTGTGCGGCATTATCCATACGGGTATCGAAGAGCATATCTTCAGCGACAGCACCAGCTATTGCCTGATCCCTGAGTGAAGGACCTTTTTTGCTACCGCCAAAAATAGAGCCTATAGAACCTAAGCCGGATAGAAAACTTCCGGCAGAGGAAAGCGCCGGCAAGAACGAACTTAACCCGGCGGAAGTAGCGGCAGAAGCCGCGAGTGGAGCCATGAAAGCAACCATTAGGAACCTACCTTTCTGCAAGCATTACAATTATTGCAGCGACGTAACGCGCTGCATGACATCTGACGATATTGAACCGGATGACAAACAATGCAATCCGGAGCGATCCCATGACAGGAACAGTTTTTACCGACAGGAGATTTCCGAATCTCTGGTTCTTCGAACATGTCGATAGTTGAGTCGGCGTCCACGTCCGGCATGACGTTTTGCAAAGAGGACTTCTTTGCGCTGTGAACGCCTAACGCAGGTGAGAACTTCACGGGGGAGTGCAAAAGATTTTTGAACATACAGGTTCCTTGTGTTTACGGTTGAGCGGATAGCGGCACGTTCGCCACGAATTGTGAGCGACGGCCGCATAGAAGAAAACCGCCGGGGATAATAACGGCGGTTATCAGGTGGGGAGGCTAAGACTGGCGGACGATATATCGACTGCCGTGCGGGAAGTGGAGAAAGTAAATCGTTGATGTGGGGCAACCGTTGGTTAGTGAAGGTTTTGACTTCACGCCCATATAAGGCAGATCTCCGTCCGTAGCGTCTTTTAGCCATGTTGACCCCCTTTGGTGTCAACTAACACAGTACATGACGAGAGACTGTACTGTAAAGGGGCGTTTTAAACGC